ATCCCAATGGATTGTAACCAATCGTATTACTTACATATAATCCTTTTATTGACTCCGGCAAACACTTAATTGTCATTTCATTTAATTGATAGGGCTCCCCGTCTTCATTTATAATATAAAATTTTATCCATTTTTCTTCGTGTAATATTTCGGCTTTAAAATCGGATTTTTCAGAACTATCAAACATTATTATAATAAATGTTGTTTTTCTCTTATATATATTTATGTACAATGAATATTATATATTTCAAAATAATAACATGATTTTATTATTTTGCATCTTTGAATATTTAAGCTCGTATAAAATGATATAAATGTTTTTTACTATATAAAATATTATGGAGAACAAAGAACCTAAATTATGTGTGAACGTGGATTGTGAAAGATATCCACCAGACTGGGACTTTGAAGAAGACACCGAAGACACTTATCAGGAAGGTCAATGGAAAAAATGTTGTTTATGCGATGGGTATTTTGATGATGATGGTTTTGGTGACATTTTATTCATACAAGAAGAGCCAAATAATCAAGAAGCCGAGTGTGATTTATGTGGAAAAACTGAAAATATAGTTCAAATGAAAGGATCCGGACAATTTCTTTGTGAAAGTGCTTGTGATGAAGATGAAGACGATTAGATTTTCTCGTATTTTTGTGCGAACCTAAATATTCAAAGATATAAAGACCCTTATTTTTTCGTTCGCAATTTTTTGCTTTTCCTTTTTCCTTTTTCCTGTTTTTTCTCACTCTTGGATGATTTTTTCTTTTTGGGTTTCACTTTATTTACCAATATATCAAAATCTTCTTCAGGTAACATGGTTTCTTCATAACTGATGATAACAGTGTCTTGATCAGGACTTTCGTATATATTTCTTTCGTTGTAAAATATAACAGGTAATCCGTTATATTCAAAACGCTTTATTTCCACATCTTTTTCTCCGTCATGTAATTTTTCTAATTGTGGAATGTCTAACATATTTCGAAAAGGTATAATGTGTTTTTTCTCAAAATCAATAATCGGTTTTGTCATATACATTAAGAATACACTATTTATATGTTCGTTTTAGTTCATTTGTTACTTTTATTTCACGATTTTCTTTCAAATATTCCATAATGATTTTTAACTGTTTTTCATCGTGGACAATTTTCCCTAAATGAGTTTCCAAATACGTAAACGATAATGGAGTATATTCTTTTTTTTCATGCATTTTTAATTCACCGTCATGTATACCAATCTTTTTGTATTTCATTTGATTGCTTTCTAAGAAATGACAAATTTCATGATTGAGGGCCTGTTTTTCTTCGCGTAAATCCTTGGTTTTTTCATGGATCATTTTCAACTGGCTATCTAATTGCACCCATTTTCGAACTTTCTCTATAAACTGGTCTTTTGAGATGGTCAACATATTCATTTGTATTAAGAATATAAATGAATCATACTGTTGTGACTTATTTATACAGCAAGATCAAGGGAAGGAGTTAAATATATACCACCTAATTGGTTCAGCACACGTAGTAATAAAAATAAAATGGCCAATACTAAAAACGTTAACAAACATAGATAAATACATAAAAACCAAATATATGGATAAATTTCATTGTATAACATACCACCAATCGGCTGTATAACTCCTTTCATATTTTTCTTCATTTCTTCACTTTGAAAAAAATCAATACATGTTTCCATAAATGTTTTCATAATTTAAATTAAAATGATATTTCACAATTTCATTTTAAACGTGCATTGCGTATCGTCAATATTACAAAAATATCATTTAGAATATAATCATGGAAGGAATTTATGAACCAAACACGAGTTTTCCCTTTGATAAAATGACCATACACTCGCCGGTTGCTATAAGTGGCGGTAATTATTTCTTAAAATTCTTAATGAACCAGAACCCGATTTATGTACAAATGCCTAAATCCACTACAAAATCGGGAATTGTTCAAGCAAATAAAAAAAGTTACTGTGATTTACAGTTTACAAATGAGAACGAGGATTTGATTACATGGATGGAAGATTTAGAGAATTTTGCCTGTAAATATATTTACGAGAATCGAGAAAAATGGTTTGAAACGGAAATGGAATTGAGTGATATTGAGAATTATTTCGCTTCCCCACTCAAAACATACCGCTCTGGGAAGTTTTATTTAGCACGGGTCAATGTTCCGCAACGTTTAGGCAAAATTCATTTGAATGTTTACGATGAAAACAAACAACTGGTACCGATCGAAACTCTGAATGAAAAAAGTCAAGTATTATCGGTTGTTGAATTTCAAGGTATCAAATGTTCTGCACGTAGTTTTCAAATTGAAATGGAGGTGAAGCAAATGATGACGATTGAACAAAAAGATTTATTCGAAAATTGTATTATTCCCTCTAAATCGACTATTCCTTCTCAAATCTTGCCATCAAATGAAGAGGATTTAGAAACCATAACTTTAGAGGAAAATGAAGAGGATTTGAAGAAAATCGAAAATGAAGAACTTTCCAATGAAGTTATTTTAGAGGATGTAGATGATTCCGTGAATGAAATCGAAGACGATAATGTAGGACAAACATTAGACTTGGATGATGTAAATGTGCAAGATAATTTAGTGGGTGAAAGTGGTCCCGGAAATTTAGAAGAATTCTTAGAAGATACATCTTTAGGAAAAGAAAAGGATTTAGAGGATTTTGAAATAAATTTGGATGCGAGTATTTTACCCGAAGATGAAATGATTCAAATCAAAGAGCGAAAAGATGTATTTTATGAAATGTACAAAGAAGCCCGAAAAAAAGCGAAGATTGCAAAGAAAATGGCACTCGATGCTTATTTAGAAGCAAATAAAATAAAAAAGGCCTATGAATTGGATAGTGAAAGTGAAAGCGAAGATGAATGGATAGAAGAAATGGCTTCCTCTATTGAATAAAATATTTAGAAAAACCTCTTTTCCTCATAAAAATTATATCCACCGTTTATATAAGAAATGTTTAAAAACTTAGTGAAGTTCTTTAAAAGCGACAATGCTAAATGGGTATTTGTTGTGATCGTTGTTCTTTTAATCATTTGGGCTCTTATGTCATATTCTAAAAGCAAAACACATGTTAAGGATAGTATGACCACTGCGGGTCCTGTAAAGCCCGCCAGCAGTGAAATTGATGCTGAGTTATCTGGTTCTTCTGGCGTTGCTTTACAGCCCGCTTCTCTTGAAGAGAACACCGGAACACCTGTAAAGGAGGTTGCTCACCCTACCGAATTATTGCCTAAGAGCGACAGTAACGTTCTTTCCAAATTAAATCCTATGTCCAACGACGCTCAAGTCCTTCCTGATATGTTAGGTGCTGGTTCTATGATGGGTACACAATCATCTACTTTGAGAAACGCCAACTTACAAGTTCGTTCTGATCCTGCTATTGCTAAGGTAGATGTTGGTCCTTGGTCTAACTCTACCATTGAAGCCGACCATATGCGCGTTCCTTTAGAACTTGGCTGCAAGTAAATTTGCTATAAAAATAAATAAATTTCACTTTATAAATGAAATTTAGTAATATAGTATTTTAAGGAAAATCTAAGTTCTCTTATTAATTTATATGGATAGAACGGATTGGTTTACCTTATTGATTGTGTTGTTTATTTTAGCGATTTGTGGATACATTTATTTTCAATCGGATTCTTTTCAATTGAAATGCATTGTTTCCACTGTGGACGGTAATAAATACTGTGTTCGTGAAAGAGAAAAAGTACAACAAGCCGCGGATATATTAGCCAAAGTAACCGTAAAATGTAAAAAATTGGTGGATTATGTCCATGAAAAATATCCCGACCAAGATAATGTGCAGCGTTTAGTAGAAGGTTATAATCCCAAGAAAATTTGCGAAACATTGCCAACAAGTACTTATACGGCGTATAGTGAAAATAAGGGTGAAAAAATAGCGTTTTGTTTAAATAAGAAAAGGGAACAAGAGAATAATTTGATTGATGAACACACATTAACGTTTGTAGCAATCCACGAAATGGCTCATGTAGCCACAAAATCAATTGGTCATAAACAGGAATTTTGGGATAATTTCAAATTCCTTTTGGAAAATGCAAAAGATTGTAATGTTCATCAACCACGTGATTATAAAAAAGATCCGGTTGAATACTGTGGTATGGACATTCACGATAATCCTTATTATGATCACAATTAAAGAATACACTTTTTTCCAAGAAAAATGTGTAATATTTCATTTACTAAAAACATCATTCCATATTATATAGAATGGAATCATCACAACATTTAGAAACAAAATTCCAAATACCATATAATCATATTTACAAGGTTTTCATGTTTGATGAAGAAGGAAAAGTTGTGCGTGTTCATATTTTTTGTGCCGGAACCAAGAACGAAGATGATTGTTCATCTTTGTTTAGCGAATTGGAACTGGCCTATTTCAAAGAGCAAAACATAGAACTCGTTTTTTCCGATTTGTTATTGCACAGTGATGATACAATTCGTAATGCTAAACATAAAATCATTCATGAGTTAATGGATTATCATGAAAATAAAAAGGAAGAGTTTATTTGCAGTGCCGAAGAACTCTATTTGTTTTCTTCCAAAGAAATGCAAATTGATTTTTCCGAAGTGTTTTTGCAAATTACTCAAAACAAGCGCGAAACCATAACGAAAGAAGAGTTTTATCACTATGCCAGTCTTTTGCAATTGGATCCATTGTCTTTAGAAAACGACAAAGAAATTGAAGGAAAAATGAGTTTTTCGCCTGAAAAAACGAGTTATTCATGGAACGATTGGAATCAATGTGCACAAAGTTATCAGGGAAAAGTATTTGTTCCATTGGGAATGGATTTCCAAAATCAATATGATTTTCTTTTTCCAGCCAATCCATATTTCGGTCAAATTTCCACCAGTCCGATTCGATATCAATTCAAACCGAAGAATGCTCTTTATTCTATGGAAAATTCCTTGTTATTGAACTACATGAATCAAGGACAAACAGATATAATGGTTTGTCTTGGGAATAATGTTTTACAATATGCTTTGGAAAATCAGATTACTCCAAAATACATTATGCAATTGTATTATCCACAATTAGAAAGTTATGATATCAATAACCAAGACGCGCTAGTAGAAAAGAAGGACGAATTACATGAAAATTACAAAGCCGAATATAGCAATTGGTTGAAACATCGCAATGAAATGGTCGATCTATATCATGAAATTTATTTGTCGAGAAAATCTACAAGCAGTATTGCAGCCGATTTACCCTATAAAGAAAAGGGTGTGCATACCATATCTTTTACAATGCACGCAAATCAAGGACAGAGTATTTTCCCCTTGGATTTTCTCTTTAAACACATTCATAGTTCGGAAACCACGCCTTTTATTAAATACAACCCCGGTATCCGAAGAGAAAATATGTATCGGCTTTTTTCCAAGGGAATCTCCCGGAACGGAAAGAAAATCCCCTTTTTAGACGAAAGCTTAATTTTCCGGTTAAATAAAGAAATGCGCAAGGGGAATCATATTTCGATCTATATTGTGGATGAAAAGGACCCTGTTCATGTATATATTGACCATCATGGACGTTTCCAAATACATTGTAGTTTAAAGGAATCCATGGAAATTGACCTCTTGGAAAAATACTTGTTAGAGAAGTTAACACCTTTGTTTGAAAACATAAAAACATTGATCCATCCACTCGGTTATTTCATATCTTCTTTCGTAGATTTCCAAGACAGTCGTATTAAACATATGGATTTACATTACGGATTTTCCCTGGATTTAGAGAAGAAACTTGATCTGGAGAAAAAGCCTTATTTACAGACAATTTTCGATGTTCATCAAGACAAAATTCACAAAAAAGCTCAGCTCCGATTAAAACGTGTTGAAAATTACAAAGAAATGGACGCTAAGAATGCCAAAATCGTGGAATTGGTGGGTCGCGGAAATAATAACGAGGAAATATTGACCATGTTAATGGAAGATTTCGGTATGAATTACGAAGAAGCCGTCTTGGATTATGGTGAATTCAAATCCCAATATCAATTGTTTAAAGAAAGGGTCGTGGAAAATCCGGGCATTCCCATCACTTTAAAAATGAAACCTTTGAAAAACGAATTGCAAGTAAATATCGAAGATATTCCTTCTGCCGAGTATTTGGAAAACATCTTTGTTTATTTAGATACGGTTATTCGTGTGTCTCTGTATCCCAAAACCATTGGTTTGGAGAAGAGTAAAATGGATTTTTTCAAAAAACCGTTCCGTGGAGAAAAACAAGAGGCCGAAATCGAAAATATTATTCATGCAGTAGGAACTCAACAATTAGTAGGAAATTATTTAGCTCAACCAGTTCGTTTTGGTGAGGAAGAACAAGCAGAACCGAGTCCACTTGAAGCAAACAGAGGAATCATGTTTGAAGAAGATTATGATTACGACTATGAAGATGGAGAAGAAGAAAAAGAAGATTCTCAAGAATCTATGTACGGTGGAGGTGATAGCGATGAGGAGTTAGAAGAAAAGAAAAAGGAATTAGACGGAAAATCAATCAAAAATCCTACACCATTTTTCAGGCGAATGATGGAATTGGATCCTACGCTTTTTGTTACAGAAGAAACCAGTAAATATCCTCTTTATTCAAAAGCGTGTCCGTCTGGTGATCGCAGACAACCAGTTGTTTTAACGGATGAAGAAAAGAAAAAAATCGACGAAACGCACCCCGGTTCGTATGGTCATGCGCTCCATTATGGATCGGACCCGAATAAAAAGCATTGGTATGTATGCCCTCGTTATTGGTGTTTACTCACCAACACTAGCATGAGCGAAGAAGACGTTAAATCGGGTAAATGTGGAAACATTATTCCAAAGGGTGCAGATCGCATTCCCAAAGGATCGTATGTGTATGAGTTCAATTACCCCAAGATTCACATGAAGGACGGAAAATATTTACAACATGTTCCTGGGTTTTTGAAAAAAGAAAAACATCCCGATGGACTATGTGCACCATGTTGTTTCGGGAAATCCTGGGATTCCAAAGATCAACAAAATCGTCGTAGTGATTGTGATTACGAACAAGACGGCAAAGAAAAGAAAGAAAAACAAGGTCTTGGACAAAAAACACAAGCATATGTCATTGGACCGGTTACCTATCCACTACCCGAAAGTCGCTGGGGATTTCTTCCAGTTTCCGTACAACAATTCTTCGACCAAGACAGTAGTCAATTCGTAGACAACCAAAATCCTTCTTTTATTTTACCCAATACATCTTGTTTATTACGTTATGGTTTAGAGCAAAACGATAAGCGATCCTTTATGGGTGTATTGGCTTACTATTATGCATACAAGCAAGGTTTAGAGAAGGTCCCTACGATTGAAGAGATGTCCAAACAATTGGCCACTTTAATCGATCTAGATTTGTTTTTACAAATACAAAACGGCAATTTACCAAATGTTTTTAAACCCAAGAAGGATGCCGAAAAAGTAGATATTACTAAATACGAAAACACTCGCTTTTTCAAATCAATTGATATTCAAGTCGAAGATCAACTCTATTATTTAGAATCGATGATTCAATCCTATGAACGTTTCTTGGATTATATTCAAGATGTTAATGTAGAACTCGATTACACTTTCTTATGGGATATTGTTTGCATGGAAAACCCGAAGATCATGCGTGATGGATTTAATTTGGCCATTTTGAAAGTAAGTGAAAGCGATTTATACGAAAAAGTGCAATATGTATGTCCTTCCAATATGAAATTCGATTCTCGTAAAGAAACCATTGTCTTGTTACAACAAGATATTTATTTCGAACCAGTTCATTTGTATGAAAGTCAAGAATCAATCCTGTCTTCGAAAACAAATGAAGTGTTGTATACATTGAAACCCGGAGAAGCAATTGTCAGAAATACGGTATTAAATAAAAATCGGGATGTGAAATACAAAATGAAATCGTCGGATGTACGTAACCAAAATGTATATATGAAAAAAGCGTTTTTAGAACACACCGCATTAGAACCCATTAAGGATATTTTACAATTGATTCATAAAACATCACAAAAATATTGTGTTCCTATGGAGAGTATGCCTAAGAAATATTTCTTTAAAAAGGCGGTCCCTGCACAAGAACTATTACGTATACTTAAAACATACCATTACAAGGTGGATACACAGATCACGAATTATCGCAATAAAACCATTGCGCTTTTGGTAAATCATGAAGATGGTCAAGACAAGGTGTATGTTCCGTGTTATCCATCTGCTAAGATCGAAAATATGGAGTCGAAATTTATGGATGATGCCGATCTTTGGCTCGACTATAGATCTACTCGTGATCGTTTGCAAAACATACATGAAACAAGTGAAGGAAAAATTCCTTGTAATGTAAAAGTGAAGATTGTAGAAGACGAAATGGTAGTGGGTTTTTTGACAAATACCAATCAATTTGTTCAGGTCAATCCGCCTTCTCAAGTCATAGACGAAGATGGTATTCCGATTGTAAAACATTCAAGTTATTTGTTACCGAATGGTGAGAAAGCTGACAAAGTCTTGACAACAGAAAACGAAGAAGACAGAAAACGCGAAGAAACCATATTGAAAATCAAATTGGAAACCGATTTTTATAATGTGTTCCGTTCATTGGCGCGGTTATTACTCCATGAACAACAGCATTATCGAATTAAACAAACCATTTTGTTAATCATGGATGAAGCCGGCTTAATTTACAAGAAAAAACTAAAAGCGATTGAAAGGGAATTGCGCAGCTTGATGGAGCCATATGTTAGTTTTCAAGAAATTAAAACCGGTGATTTAAAGACGATTGACTCGATTATGGTTTGCAAAGGAAAGGAAACATGTGAAACGACCACTGGTAGTGAATGGAAAACTTGTTTCATCACCCAATCCGGATTATGTCAAAATGTTTTCCCAAAAAATCATTTGCTTGGAGAAAAGGATAATGAAAGAATTTATTTCGGGCGTTTGGCGGATGAATTATTGCGATACGAAAGAATTCGCGTATTTATGTTGGAACCCAAGAAATTCCTAAATATCGGTTCTTCGGAGTTTCAAATAAACGAGAACGAATTGTTTGTTTTGGAAAGTTTATTGCAAAAGGATTATTTCAGTGACTTGGTTCCTTATAGTAAAAATGAATATGTGGAAAACATTTCTTTTGATAGTGCAGAACCTTCGATAACTAAAAAATACAATGATCGTATTAGTTTGAAGGAACAAGCAGAGTTGATTAAAGAAGATGAAAAAGAAGAGAATTTGCAAACAGGTGTCAGCGATTATTTACTGGATTGTATTAAAGAAACGCGCGCTAAAGTAATTGGAAACGAGAAACCGGGTTCTTGGAAACCATTGTTTCCGTCCGATGTAAAAGAATTGGTTTTTGAAAAAACGAAAATGTGTACGTTTATGCCATTGATTTATATTTTCCAAGACATTCATAAAAACGCCAGTCTTTCGGTGCAAAACATTAAGACATCTCTTTGGAAAGCATATAAATCGATTATTGAAAAAGAAGGTAACCAAAACAAGGTGATTCACATACTAAAGAAACAAGGGAAAACTGAGATGACGGATAAAATAAAGGATCGTATAATTACTTTGGAAGAAGCCATTAACAGCGACGAATATTATTTAACCGATTTGGATTACTGGGCCTTCTGTAGTCATAACAAAATACCCGCGGTTTTGTTCTCTTCTACAACACTCAAATATTTGTCCAATCAAATCAATTGGCTTTATATTGGGGCACAATCGCGACCAGATGAAAAACACTATTTTATAAGAAGTCCTGTAGAACGCAAATTAAACGAAGGAACGTCCTATCATTTGTTAATACCGGCGGTTCCATTGGAATCCATGAAAAACAAGATGTTTGTAGAAGCACGTAACGGAAATACGGATTATCAAAATAACTGGCAATCTTTAGACAACTATTTGTTGAAATACCATATTGTTTCTAAAAAGAAATAATACGATGGAGTTAATCTAACATAGGTGCACTAGGCATAACATCGGCTTCTTGTATTTGTATAGGTGTTGCGGTAGCAACGGGAATAGAAGGAGGTAATAAAGGGTTTTGAGTAGGAGGAGTTTCTAATTTTCTGTGATATTCGGTATACACATTTGTTTTGCGATAATTTTGTTCCAAATATTTCATTTTACTAATGTAACGTTTATACCAGAAGCTTTTTCGGCGTTTGTATTCTTCCTTTTCGCTAATATCACAAATACTATATTTCTCATCGTATTCATTGTATTTATTCTTAGCAGTTACATATTCTAAAACATCCTTTTCGAGTAAATATACTGAAAACCGATTTTCGTGGCCCATGATAGTAGATTTTGGTAAATTAAAATTTACCAAAATTTTTATTCTTAAAATGGAGATCCGTAGTTCATGGCTTTCCAATTAGCACCAACATGCTCTATAATATCTCTGTGTTCCTTGGGTTCTTCCTTGTGTTCCTTGTGTTCCTTGTGTTCCTTGGGTTCTTCTTCCTTGTGTTCTTCTTCCTTGTGTTCCTCAGGCTCTCCTTTTTGAAATGTTATTTCAATCTTTTTTGTATCATGTTCCATTTCAGCCTTCTTTGTAGATTGCAATAACCAGGCAAATAAACTCCATACAATAGCATAAACAACAGCATGAACCAAACCAACTACTAATTTACTTCCCTTGGGTGGTAATGTGATTAAAACGCCAGGGGTCAATAAGAAAAATAACACAAAAGTCACTAAAAACAAAAGAAAATCCATTATATTATTTTGTTAGAAAAAAATACAATATATACAGTTTTAAGTAGATTTACCTAAAACCCCGCGTCGTAGTCATCGTCACATACACCCGATTCTCCATGAACATGAATATTGGAAATATTGTTTTGAATAGTCATTTGACCCTTTGTACAATCCTCGTTTGAAGTTTGTAATCCAAAAGCTTTTTCAATGCTATCATCCTCTTCTTCTACTTCAAACGCATCATGTTTCTCCATTTCCTCCATGTCAAGGGCCAATTGGAAACTATGTGTTCCATAATTACCAGTTTGACCACACATGACATTGGCAGATACTCCGCGCATATGATCAAACTCGCCGTGACGTGCGGCTTGTAGGAATACTTCCGTGTGCACTTCAAATGTCGCCTTTGCAATGGGTCCTACATTGTCGTTCAATAGACCTGAACGGAAGATAGGGACCATGTTCATATTACATGTCATACGATCACATAACAGACTAAGATGATGATAATTAATATATACACCACTGAATTCCATCACATCCATCATCTCATTATAAATCATTTGACGTGCGGCTTCAATACCGAAGACATCAAACATTTCGCGAATATCGTTACTAAATAGACGAGTAGCATCAATGTAATCCAATGCCAACACATCTAATAGATTGCTACCGGACGTATCCAATACCCAAATATCCTTCTTTACAAATTTACCGTCTTCCTTATTAATGTTCATATGTTTCTCTTTTACAAAATCGTAGTTTGCCTTCTTCACGAAAGGCGCGTCCTCACTCTTCACTGAATTTTGAATCTTACGCGCTGTTACATTCTCAATGTTATTGACACCACGTAATACGATTTTATGTAAAAGGGCATCCTGGAAATTTTTCAATAAATAGATTTCGTCGGATTGATCGAGTGTTTCAGGAACACCCTTCTTCTTTGTTTTTTGGAAAATAGAACTATTTACACGAATACGGAAGACCAATTTTTCACTGTTATAATCGGAAAATACACAGGAAATATCCGAACCAAATTGACTATTGTTAATCGCAAAGTGAATATCATCCATAGTAATATTTTTATCAAGCAACGTCTCATGATCCATTTCCATCCGAATAATCCATTTGGATTTCGTTTGTTCATTGTTTTCCATAGAAGCCACGTCGTTTTCATCCATGCATTCTTCTACCATTTGTTCAAATGCATAATATTGATCCATCAGTAAATTATCATCGTCGATATTTGTTGAAGTAGGATTGGGATCAAAACATACTTGAATGGATTTCACAACATCGACTAACTTTGTATGTTCCATCATTGTGGCATAAGTAGTTGCCTTGTCCTGATCCTCTTCGTCGTGCGATTTCAAGTGAATGGTCAACGAAGGATTTTTAGGGTTCCTCGTGAGACGCAATATTTCCTCAATGCGCGGCACACCGCGAGTCACATTGGATTTACTCGATACACCCGCTAAGTGAAAGGTATTCAATGTCAATTGCGTTGTAGGTTCTCCAATAGATTGACCGGCAATGACACCCACCATTTCACCTGGATGTACCAATGCAGCCTTGTGTTTTAAGGAGATCTTGTCCAAAAGTGCAATAAGAGCTTTGCGATGGAAACGCTTATTTATCAACAAATCCTTAGGATTCAAATAATAATAATAGACCACTCTAAATAACTCTGTCAAAGGGGCATGTGTAAAGGAGTTCATTTTCTTATAGTTTTCTTCGATCAATTGGAAAGCCTCCAAAGGTGTAATGTCAATGGCATTGTGCTTGTTCAATTCCATTTGTCCTTGAACATTGACAATGGTATTTTGGAAGGAAATCGGCATGGAAATGCAGTTTTCATTTTTCCCTTTAAACACTTTTTCTACTATTTCATTACGAGAACTTATCATCGAATCAATGTATTTTTGACAAACTTCTTGTGTTTCCTTACGCTGTTTCTTCAAACGGGAAATGGTTCCGCGGGTATATACACTCAAGAGATCACTGTCTTGATCGTTTACACCGATAATATCGTAGTGCATATAAATGTCCTCAATACTCATTCCTACAAGAGGAACGGTTTGGTCTTCTACACGCGTAGTATCGAAACCGTCGTCTCCATATGTAAACTGAATGATTTTTCCCTTGTTGTTACGAACAGTCATATCATATTCAATCTTCAAATCTTCAAGACCCTTGATAAGACGTCTTTGAATATATCCCGTTTGCGAGGTCTTTACGGCTGTATCAATAAGACCAATACGGCCACCCATAGCGTGGAAGAAGAGTTC